ATGGCTACCATCATTAAAAGAGGGGATAAATGGCGAGTACAGATTAATAAAAAAGGTATTCGTAAAAATGCTACTTTTTCAACTAAGGTAGAGGCGAGTAGATGGGCCATAAGTGTTGAATCTCAAATTGAAGCTGGAGAATATAGCTCTATCCCTAAGATGACTTTTGCAGAATTAATTGATAAATATGTTGCGGAAGTGACTGTAAATAAAGGTGGAGCAAGAGAAGAAAGTTTGAGATAATCGTATTGCTAAAACACCTTTAGGGCGTGTTGAGCTAGAAGATTTAAACAAAGAGCATTTTGAGAAATGGCAAAATAAGAGATTAACCGAAGTATCTGTTTTAAGTGTTCTTCGAGAAAGAGTTAGTTTATCTGCCGTTGTTTCACAAGCAATTAAGTGGGAGTTTCTAAAAAGTAATCCATTATCCCTTGTTGATAAACCAAAAGAGCCACCGCCACGGACAAGGCGTTATTCTCAAGATGAGATAGATAGATTGCTATTTGTATCTGGATTTGATTTTGATAAGCAGCCAGAAACAATGATTAGTCGAGTGGGAGCGTCTATTCTATTTGCTATCGAAACAGCTATGAGGGTCGGTGAGATTTGTAATTTGAAATGGGAAGATGTTGATTTTAATAAATCAACAGCATTTTTACCAAAAACTAAAAATGGCTTTGCGAGAACAGTTCCTTTATCTTCTACTGCAATTAAGATTTTGCGTCATTTGGAAAAAGTGAAATCTGAGTGTAATCAAACTGTTTTTCAAGTTAAGTCAAGTTCTCACGATGCAATCTTTCGTAAGATGAAAGAGTTGGCAGGCTTGGCAGATCAAGATTTACATTTCCACGATACAAGACGGGAAGCCTTATCTCGATTAGCTAAAAAAGTAGATGTGATGACATTGGCTAAAATATCAGGGCATAGGGATATTAAAATATTATTGAATACTTATTATGCCCCTGATATGAGTGATGTTGCAGGGATATTAGGTTAAATTCTATTTTTCTTTTGTTTGTGCCTTTCAAAGTAAGAGATAACCTCTGTTTTTATGTATAGCTTTTTGGGCTTAGCTCCATCTTTTCCAGGAATATCCACAGGGGCTGGAAAACGAGGGTCTGTTACGATATTTTCATAAACGTGCCTATAAGATAGGTCCATATAATTAGCAACATCCTTAATGCTCCACAAACCTTTTTCTATTTGAGGGCTCAGTAGTAATTCTTCGATAGCACATAATTTTTCAAATACCTGTTCATTAGTTACGATGTTTTGTGTTTCCATCTTTTTCCTCCAATAAAAAACCTAGCTTTCGCTAGGCTTGTTCGTTGATCCATTCTCTTAGGTTTTTCCACGTTCGGTAGTCACAATCGTGACCTAAGTAACAAAATTCTCTACCATCTCTTACATCATCTTCGTGTAACTCCAGCCCTGTGTCTAAGTCTCTGATGATAACGTTTTTTGTATTTTGGCTGAGATCTTGCCAATGTTGGCGTATGAAATCAGCACAATCACTGACTGCGTAGGTCATTCGCCCTATGCAGTATCTGACGGATTGTATAGCGAGCGTTTGAAAAGTGCGGTGGTTTACGCTGATGGTTTCGGTCATTCATTTTCTCCTATAAGTGGGTTATTTTCGGGTTTCGCAGATGTAGCCGTCGCAGTCGTTGTATAACTCGAGGTGGTCGGCTACGAGGTAGAAAGCGGTTAAAAATAGTAGGATTTTTGCGTATTTCATCGTCATTTTCTCTTAATTTGGGTGTGGGGAACCGCCGCACGATTTTTGCAATGTGCGGTCGGGGTTGGGTTTTGGGTTTAATTAAGTCTTAATCGTGATTTGATACGCTCAAATTCAATTGGGTTGCTTTCCTTAAACGGTTCGATGAGGCGTTTAAGGATTGGTAAGTTTTCATCAATGAGGCGTTTGTATTCTCGATGATGGCTGTACACCGCAGGGTGGAAGTTTGAGCCGATGGCTGCTAGGGGCTGTTCGAGTTCGCCTAGTAGGTCGTTCATATTGCGGTGTGAGATAAGTAGCCAAACGAGGCTGTAGATTTCCGCACCGGTAAACGAAGCCGGATAGCGGACTTCGGGTTTTACAAGCGGTTGGTTTTGTTGTTCGTTTTGCGAAATCTCACGGTCGAGAATATCCAGCACCCATTTGCGAAACTCTTTGGCGACTTTGGTTCGGGCGAACATTGCGATTAGGTGCGCGCCACGCAATGAGAAGACGCGGACTTGTTGTTTTCCGCCTGCGGTTTGTAGTTCGATAAGTGCGGTCATTTCTGCGGTAAATTCGTCTGCGTTGCGGTCGTAGATCCGCATAATATCACTTGTAGGATTTTTATAAGCTAACGCCAATCCAAGATCTTTTGATGTTAAGAATGTGTGGTTGTTTTGATTGATAACCGAAAGAGTAGTATTTTGAAATGTTAATGTAGTCATTTTGACAATCTCACGTTTAAAGTTTTTAAAACTCATCACGAGCAACGCCAATTACTGGTGATGAACTGATCAAGGTTGGCGTACCGAACGTGAGTAACGGCGGATCTTTCGATCCCCTCAATCAGCCCATCATAGACTACTTTTAAAGGGTGGGGCAAATTGCCCATACCTTTTGAAAGGTTTGATTTTCTGATTTTCGGCTATAAAAAAAGCCGCTTTGAGCGACTATTATTTTTCACCGCTCACGTTATTCAGGACGCCAATCCCGACTTTCTGTTGAAAGTGGGTATATCCTAAATCAAAGGGCGGTGGGTGTCAATAGCCCTTTTAGCGAGGGGCTAGCTCGCCTTACTTGTTACCACAACGCATAAGGATTATAATTTGTACAACCACAACGTATAAATTAGGATTTATTATGTCTAATCAAAAGCCATCTCAACCAAAACCACAACCAACCCCATCTAAACCTCAGCAGCCTGCTTATAAGAAGCCAGATCCAGTGTTTGTAGGTGATAGTGTAGATATTCCTAAGAAGAAATAATTAGGGTAAATAATGTAGTAAACTTGAACTAATCACCATTAATAAGATCGGCAAGCTGATAGCAGTCATAATCGCTCTATCAGTATATTTCCGATATATAGCATTGGTATTAAGCAAAGCTAAAATAGCTTGGTTGATGTTATGTAATTCATAGCGTCTTAGTATGCCAAGTTTATTTTTATCTTGGCTGTTTTTGAATGATTCGTTATAAAGATTTTGTGGAATGTTTGTTCCCATTTGTCGTATTTTACTTAATAAAACATAATGAGTTAGCATAAATGCGGATATTGTCCAACCCGCCATTAGTAAAATGGCATTGACAATAATAATGGGATGTATTTTATCAATGCTGTTTATTAGCAGTAATGAGATAGAACCAATACCCAAAAGCAGATAATTTAATAGGCGGTAGGCTTTTTCCCGATTGTTTTCGTTTGATTTTTTTACATCGTCATAACTCTGTAAGGCTTGTTTTTCTAAATATTCAAGCATTTCATCATCAGCATCTAAAAAATAATCGTCGGGTAAGTTCATTATAATTCTCCAAATTTTAGGCGCAAAAAAAGCCGTAAAGGTACGGCTTGGGTTTGGTTAAATCTTAATCCGAAGGGGGGCGGTTGTCAAACATAAAAATATCAATTATTTTAGTTTAACCTTGAATAAGGTCTTGATTATTTATTTAGTTTAACCTAAAATATATTTGTTTTCGGAATGGTTCTGAAAATGAGAAGCCCAGCTTTCACTGGGCTACTAAATGGAGCTAGGATATGAAGATTTTCAGAGTTCTAATCCTAGTTACCGTAGTATTACTAACCTGTTGTTCAGGTACTGTAGTTTAAGGTAACTCCCGAAGGGGGAAGGTCGGATGTCCCCCTGACGGCTCCAACTATAAGCCTTTTGGCTTAAAAGATCAACAAGGAATTTCTATGCAAACTGAAAAACGCTCTCGTGGTCGCCCAAAATCTGGTTTAACTCTTCAGGAACTGCAAGCAAGAAGCGAAGCTAAGCGTGGTGTTAAGCTCAAAGGCTTTAAACTTCATCAAGAAACGATTGAGCTTATTGAACGCCTTGCCGAGCAACACGGTATTTCACAAACGCAGGTGATTGTGCAAGCGGTTGAGTTATTTAATCAAAAAGGGGTGTAATGCCCTTTTTTGTCAAAATCTATTACACATCCTGCAATGGAAGATGAACCTTTATATTCTTTAGGCATAAGAAATTTAACATAGGCTTTATTACCGTTTCGTAATAATACTGGTGAACCTTGTAATGCGTTTTCTAAATTAAAAGGCTCTACGTGATTTTCCCACAGACCAATTACATCTAATTCATCTTTAGAATGTTTTAAATATCTGAATTGTTCTGAAAGATTAGCAATACCTCTTATTACTTCATTCGGCTTATAATAAACAAATTGGTATGGAAATTCAGAATTTCCACTCTTACCAATATATCTACACTTATAGCCATCCCTACTAATTCCACAAGCACCATTAAGGATAGCTTCTTTATTTGATTCATTAATCATTCTATATTCCCTTTATTTATGAGTGTTTTTCATTGCATTGAACCAATCTCTTCCATCTTGTTCTGATGCAAAATATACTCGTTGGTTGAAGATATTAATATCCATTTCTTTACCATAAGCAGATGGATAAACACCACATTCATTAAGATAATACATACCATCTTGAGGCTTTGTTAAAGATGCAGGTAAGTTACGAATAGATTTAACACTTTCTGGTTCAGAGTGCGGCTCTTTCCACATACTAATTATGTCATGCGTAGGATGTTTCGCATATTTACTAAAGTTCCCTTCTAAACTCCAAGAGACACGGTCGGCAAAGTCCGAAGATTTATTATTCAGTATGTATCCACTAAGTGGGTAAGGACCTTTGTATTCTGGGGGCATAACATATTTTACGTATGCCTTTAAACCATTTCTTAACATTACCGGTTCGCCATTTAACGCTTTATTTAAATCAAATGGTTCTGGTTTATCTTCCCATAAACCTATAACATCTTCTGGTGATTCAATTTCAGTATGATATTTAAAATCTTCATTTAGATGTTCAGTATTAAAGATAAGTCCCTTTGTATTAAAATAAACGAACATATGTGTATAAGAGTGTGTACCATTGATAAAGCCAACAAACTTACATTTATAACCTTTACGGCTAATTCCATATGAACCATTAAAGATTTTCTTTTTGTCTTGTTCTGAAATCATTTTGTTTCTCCTATTAAATATTAAACCCTTGCCCGTGTGTTACGACTTTTTCGATTTCTTCGAAACGACGGACCTGAAATTGCTCAAACTATAACGCTTTGGCTAGGCTTTCTGCTTTGGCTTTGATTTGTTCTAGTTCTTGCTGTTGCTTGAAATTCTGTGCGATAAGTTCTGAAACGTGTTCGTTTGCTCGAATAAGGGCAAGGGCTTGCCGTGAGCAGAGAGTTACATAATAATTTAACTGCTTACGCAGTTTGAAAGGATTGAGTGTTTTCATAACGATTCCTTTGGGCAATAAAAAACCGCCTGTATTGCTACAAGCGGTTGGTTTTGGTGAAAATGTTGCAATAAAAAAGCCACCGTAAAAACGATGGCTTTTCTTAAAACTTCTTGATTTAGTTAGATAACTAACTTATAATAACTTTGTTTTCAGTAATAATGCTGAAAACGAGCTGGGTCTGACCTTTAATCTACCCAACTTTGAAGAGGATAATCAAATGTTTAAATACATTATCCTAGTTATCATCTTGTTAGTACTTAGCTCGCCAGCTTACTAATTTGATGATAATTTAACGAGAGGGAGAAATCTCTCTCGTTCTTCAAAACTAATGTTAAGGATTTATTATGGCGATGTCAAGAACAGAAATTGTTAGACGCAGTGAGGAAAAACACGGTATTAAACTCAAGGCGTTCAAACTTCCTTTAGTTGTGATTGCTGAAATCGAGCAGTTAAGTACGCAATTAAACATTCCGCAAAATCAGTTGATTATTCAAGCCGTTGAGCTGTTTAAGCAATCGCAGAAAGGGGCGTGATGCCTTTTTCTTGGTTTCCTTAAAATAACGCCCTTGCTTATTTTAAGAAAGGGCGGTTAATTGAATTTAGAACGGAATATCATCATCAAAGTTATCTACTGGAGGCTGTTGCGGTGAGTTAGGCGGTGTTGCCTGTTGTCCGTAGAATTGATGTTGGGCTTGGTAGCCTTGTTGTTGGTTTTGTTGTTTGTCCCGTTCGTCCTTATCTTTCGTATGCTCAACAAGCCATTGAATACGTTCTGCTGGTTTATTTTCGATGTGTTCTGATAAGGTTTTTTTGGTTTTTATGAAGTATGGGCAGAGAATACTAAATCCGTAAGTGTCTGAGCCGTTTTGTTTGGTGCGTAAGACTTTTTGCAACATCAAGCCCACATACTTACCGCTTAATTCAGGGGCATAGGCTCTGCCGTCTTTGAATTGTTGTGTTAATACTTGAACACCGGTACAGCCCATAATTGCCTGTATCATATTTTGACCGCCTTGCAGTGGTTGTCCGTCTTTACCTTGATAATAGACAGAGAGATAATTGCCTTTTAATCCCTCTTGCGTTTCTACGCTAAATTCAAGGGATAACGCACCACCTTGAGATTGGACGTATTCCGCACTGATGATTTTGCAGTTATAAGCCCCTGTTTCGCTGATAAATGCTGAATTACCTGCTTTAACGGCTTGCTCTTGGTTGTAAGTGAAAATAGGTTGGGTCATCTTATTGCTCCTGTGTTGTATGAATACCGTAGTAGTCGCAGATTTTGTCATCTACGAGTTTTAAATCGTTATCGATAAACTGTGTTTCGAATAATCCCATTGGGCTTTTTACGGTGTCAGAACCGTTATTTTGAGTGGAAAACTGATATTGCCCGTCATTAACGTGCGTGCGTAGGCAAATTGTCACCATACCTTCAAGGGTAATTTTTTCATCTAACATTTTGCCGATGGTTTTAATTTTGGTTTTGCCAAAAGGATCTGTTTCTGTGTGAGCCAGAATATAAACACGTTTGTTTATTGGCAGATTTAGTGCTTGATTGAATACTGCCCACGCTCTTTCTCCGATGTCGGTAAATTTGTCATAACCTTTTTCTTTGGCTCTTCGCATAAATTCATTTGCCATAATGTATTGGTAGTCATCAATAATGATGATTTCTCGGTCGGTTCTGGCGATCGCTTTGCAAATGGTTTCAGCGTTATCACAAATAAAGATTGAACCTGTAAGGTTATCTTTAGTGATAAGTTGCCATTCTTTCGCTCTGAAAGGTAATGGTTTTCCGATGGATTGAATAAGAAGTGTTTTTGTTGGGTCAAGATTGCGTAAACTGGTGGATTTACCTGTTCCGCTTTCGCCTAAAATAAGGGTTGCTATGCTCATAACATTTCCTTTGGGTATAAAAAAACCGCTTGGGTTACAAGCGGTTGGTTTTGGTTAAAATCTTGCTAATCGTTGTTGATTAAGCTGTGGTAATGCTTGCTCAATAAAAGGATCAAGCCATACGTTAAATTCGTGTGCGATGTCGTAGGCTTTTCCTGCAATATCGTTTTTAACATAGCGAGGAATGCCTAAATCTTCGTACAGTTTACGATGAAATACTTCGACTTCTTTTGCAAAGGCTCTTGCTCTTACAAGATATTTGGCAATTTGTTCTGCATCTAAACCTGCAATGGTGATGTCTTTTTTACTGCGGTCAATCGGGCGGTATTGATTGCCGAGTGTGTTTAAGAAGTTGATAACGTGTTCAAACATTGTTTGCGGTAGTTGGTCATACTTCGCTACGTTAAAAGTGCTTTTGAGCCGAGAGTAGATTTCTTGCCAGTGTAATCCTGTTCGATAGTGAGCCTGTTGTACCGCTTCCTGTATAGCTCGTTGTTGCTCAGGGGTAATTGTAAGCGGTACGATTTGTGCAGAATTTTGCGAATACTGTCCTGTCTTGCGAATTTGCGGTAAAACTTCTTCAAAGACCCAGTTTTGAAAATCGATAGCTTGAGATTTGTTAGATCTAAAAATGATCCGATATAAATTCGGTTCGTTGATGAAAGTTACTTCTTGTTTTCCGCCTTTGGTAAGGGTATACATTTTATGTAGACCCTTTTCATTAAATCTAAAGCGACTTGAATTTGCATTGCTTATATCAAGAGCTATACACACATCTGTTAAACAAAAGTGCGGTTCATTGTTGATTACTTCAATGCGAACAGGATTAGATTTGAAATTGAAAGTAGAGATTTGATTTGACATAATTTTGTACCTGAAATTTTAGTTTAGTTAGTCGATCACTTAGTGGGTGATCGGGCTTCAACTACCGATTTCAGACGGCGGAACTTATTCCCGTAAGGTATTGTATTAGGTTCTCTCGACCCGATCATAACTGATCAACCTAAATTTTAGGTACAAAAAAACCGCTTTGTATCGGAGCGAGTAACCGACTGAAATAGATAGTGCGGTTATCTTAATCCGAAGGGGCGGTTTTTGTCAACTTTATTCTTCTGTTGCAATCGCAGAGAATGTGGCTTGTTCTATTTTTCCCGCTCTGCGTTTGATCATTCCGCTTAGCTTGATGGAATTGATGTCTTTTATGCGGTCGATGATGGTGTTTACGCCGTCATCACCCAACATATCGGGGTCAATGTTTGCCGTAAAACTTTCCCCTGAAAGCGTACGAGCGAAAATCGAGATTTTCCCTTCTTGGCGTTTTACTCCGTCAATGTATAAATCGAGGGTGTCAGGTTCGGTGGTGGCTTTTTCTTGGGCGGTTAAGTCATCTACGATTTTATTTAGCTGTGGTTTGTCTAACTTGATTTCTGTGTTGGTGCCGTTTGAAATGGTAATTTGTTCAGCATCACTGGCGGAACGAACTATTTCGCTATAGGCTTTTTCAGTATGTTCTTCAATCGCTTGAATGGCTTGTTTAAAGCGTGGAGTTGAGCTTTCTACCGCAACCGTTTGAATAGTTTGGAATGCTTGTTTAAGCACGTCATTTTCGCTTTGTGTTTTAGTTTGGCTTGCTGCGGTTTCAATTTTAGTAATTTCAATCTCTTTTTGGTTATCGATCCATTTGCTACCGACCACCGCGCCACCGATAGCAATAGCGAATGCGGTGTAGGTAAATACTTTTTGTTTGCCAGTCATACCATTTGTTAGTCCTGTAAAACATTTGCGGATTGCATTAACTAATTCTGTTAGGTCACCGATGATTTCGGTGCAACCTTCGTTCACGGTAAATGTGATTTCTAATGCATCTTTTTCTTCTTGGGTTAATTGCGTAATGTGCGGTTTACCCGTTTTGATTTCGGCATATACGCGCCAAATCTCATTTTGAAACTCACAAATCCCCTTGCAGATGGCGTAATTGATACTGCCATTATAACGAAGTGGATCGCCTTGAATTTTGATTTTCACCTGTTTGAGAAAATCTAATTCAAGCTTATCAAGGTCAATATGTTCATTGCTTTTTAAGGTTTGAATAAAGCTGAGTAATTCTTCGGCATTTTCAATTTTCCACATAGGTATTCCTTAAGTTTTAGATACAAAAAAAGCCGCTAACGTGCGACTATATTCCCGACTTTCTGTTGAAAGCGGATATATCCTAAATCAAAGGGCGGTGGGTGTCAAATAAAAAACGGCTATGATGTGAAATTCATATTTGTTTACTTTTTTAATTCAAGAACTATCTAATCGCCAAATAAGGACTATCAACAAGAGTTACACCTTCAATAATTACCCCTGATTTAATGGCTTTTTTGAGTTCGGTCTTCATTGGCTCAATGCTGATTTTTTGATATTCAAGCGGTAGGTGTTCAACAGGAATTTGAACATCTACTGACTGTGTTTTGGCAACCGAAATAGTGAAAAGCTCTGTTTTGATTTTCAGGTCGGTCATATTATCTAGCAGATAGGCTTTTAGGCGTTTGGCAAGGTTCTCTCTTGCTCGTTTGCGTGCTGTTAGGCGTTTGAGTTCGGGGTCAATGGCATTTGCTTCAGCTTCTGCTGTTTTAATAAGTCGAACCACGCTATCCGCCTTTTTGCCAAACTCTTCTTGGATTTTTTCAATCGCATTGATGATGTCCTCATTGTCTTGGTATTCTTCTTGGTCTAGTAGGTCGAGTAGGTTTTGATAACCTTCGCTTAATTCGTAAAGTTTCATCTTCCGCTCCGTTGTTTTTGGTAATGTTGGTCGTTGCCGTTGTGGTATTCTTCGTAGTCGTTGTCAGGGTTTGTGCCTGTCATACGTCTTTTCTCCCAAATAACCAAGTTTGGTCTTGATAATCTCGTTCTCTTGGATTGCAGATGAGAACTTCTTCGCAAAATTCGTCCCATTCATCAGGGACGACTTCATCGTTATATTTTGCTTGTTGATACGCTTCGAACTTTTCTAGTGCTTCGTAGTAGTCATCTTTGGTTTCGTATCGCATTGGGTCAGGTACTCGCATTTTGTTGCTCCTGCACATATTTCGGAATATTCAAGTTTTTACGTTCATTCCAGTAATCTACACGTTGGTTTAGGTAGGTGATGCAGTTTGTTTGTGAGAAGTAACCGCTTGTGCGTTCAAGTTGTTTTCCGTCGGCGTAGATGTAGCCTCGATATAAGCCGTTTTTATCAGGGATGACATTAACTTTGGCAGTTGGTTGTTTGATCATCTTTTCACTCCCGCAATCAGTTTGTTAAGTTGGTTTTGGTTATGCTGTTTAATCAGCTCTACATCGTTATCTGTAACGTTATCAGGCGGTGGAAGGTGTAGGGCTAATGCGTTGTAATTCACTTCTTCAGGGGCGATTTCAGCTCGTTTGAAGTCATCTTCAGTCCAAATCTTTTCTGCTTGGAAGTTGCTTTCTACTGGCAGACTAGAAACAGGTTCAGGCTCTTCACAGCCTGTTAAACTACCGCCTATCACAAAGGCGATAAGCAAGGCACAGAGTAGGTATTTCAGGTTGAATTTTTTAATAAGTGTGTTCATTTTTTATTCCTTACTTTATATAAAAATACCAGTTTATTTAGCGGGTGATTTTTCGTTAAGCCCAAAGCAATTCAGCCAATCGCACTTTTTCTTTAAATTCATTGACGGATTTTTTAGCGTACGTCAATGAATAAGAATGTTCTCGTTTTTCAGGGAATTTTTTTAGGTCCGAATGCTTGTCTTCTGCCTCTTTTAGCTTATGTTTGAAATACTCAAGACTTTCAGGCATGGATAGATCAATTTTTACAGCTCTTGATTCCCAATAGGCGATTTTATCGGCGTAGTTTTCGGCTTTTCGCATTTCTTCAACTGCAAGATCCATTCGACGGGCATTGCGTTCAATCAAAGCTCTGTGTCGTTTTTCGCTGTGATGTCCGATTTTTATTGGTTCAGCAAGACTTAAAAAGTCACGCCCCTCATTAGCCGCCTCACAATATTGATTACTGCGTTTCGCGGCGTTATCAGCATATTCTTGATAACGTTCCGCTTTCGCTGTGGCTCGAGCTTGACTATCCAACCCATCACAACGGACAAAAGAGTAAAAATAAAATCCACCTTGTTGTTTAACGAGGTTGTGTATTTCAACCTCCGTTTCATTGCCGTATTTACTTGTCACGGTAATAATTTCGTTCTTTTCGTGCTGCTCTTGGCATTTTGCTAAAAATACGTTTGGGCAGAACTTTGCATATGTATTCATTTTTTCACCTCAAAAAAACACCCACCTGTTACAGTGGGCTAACGGATCATCATTATGATTACGGGTGTTTTAAGTGCTTACCGTATACACTTTTGTTTGTTGCCATTCAGAACCGCACTTAGTTCTGGCTTAGTTATCCTTGATTTGGTAACAGCGCTATTACCCAGACCTTTAGCGGATCTCTAAATGCGGTTTTGAATGGCGACTGTGATTTTTACCCTTGCCACAGTCAGCAAGTTCCTTATTGTTTCTCACAACATCAAGGAATATAATTCAATTTCTCACAACATAAATAGGGATTTAATTATGAGTAATTCTGAGTTCACTTTTGCAAACGCTGTACAAGTCGCAGCCATTCTTTTACGCAATGATATTGAAATTTATGATAAAGACGGCACTCATATTTCAGAAAATGTGGAGGCTCAGTCAGATTTAGCTTGTCGCCTTTTTATGTTGGCGAGCGGTCTTGTTGAGCAACATCAAGCTCGTTTTGGAAAGCCTGAGTGAGCCATTTTTTTAATTCAAAGTGCTTTTCAGCATTAATTTGCATTCTCTCAATAGCATCAATAGGTTCAAGTAGCTTTTCAATTTGATGTTGAATAGCGGTCTTTTGCATATTGATGTGGTCGTTTTGTGGAGGAGTAAAGGTAATACCTCTGTTCATTGTTATTCCGTTCACTGTTATGCTAATTTGGGCGTACATTGATGTCATTTTATACTCCTTAAAAAATTAATGAATGGTGCGTTGATTTGCTACGCTGGCTCAACGCTAAGCCGTTCCCCTCAGTCATTACTGCACTTGGGCTAACCTTTTGTAGTGCTAAAAGGTTGCTGTACACTTTAGGGGATAGTGTATTAACCATTACTTGCGTTTGTGCTACCTGATTCACTGCCAGTGCTTAACCTTTCCACAAGTAATCACACCGCTTGAGCTATGGCTTTCACATAGCTTGTTGATAGCATCTCACCTTTGGCAAGCGGTGCGTTTTTGTCTGAATTTTTAAAGAGCATTGAGCCGTAGCTCGTTTTGATGGGTGTATAATACACTATGTATTTTATAAGTAAATACCAAATGTATTATTTTTCGCAATAAAAAATACAAAATGTATTTAATTGATTGATTTTAAAGGAAAATAAATTTTGTGAAGTGTGATTAATTGCTTATTTTTTAATCATCCCCTTGGTGTCAGGAAGATGTTTTTGCAAAAAAATGATGGAATGTGACCGCTTGTAGTGAGTGTTAGCTGGGGGTAGTTAGAGTAGTATGGAGTAGTTAGTAGTAGATTGGGCAAAAGAAAACCGCCACGGGGGCGGTTTGGGTTAGAAAAATTTTTTCTTATAACACGCTTGAATATCATCAAGTTTATATATTAAATCTCTAATAGCTGTCTTACGAACATTTTCATCTTCTGAAAGTAAGTGATTTGTGAGAACTTGTTTAGCTCTTCGTAGTTCATTTCTAGGGTAATTATTGCTATAAATATCTTTTAACTGAGAGCACTTTGTTTGTAACCGTTTATGATTTGCGATCATAATTTGAGTATAGATATCTACAGTTTCACTATTCCAGCTTTGATGAATATCTATCGCTTCATTATAAATTTTATCCAATAGTTCACTAAGCGAATCTATCTCATCATTATAGGTAGAATTTCTGATATTTCTTACACCTAGATAGTAGCTGATAGGAACGACTATAATAGAAAAAAATAATGCAATGGATGAAATTATATCACTAGTTTGCATTTTTTGCCTTAATCGCATCGCTGACATAATCACGAATTTCATCAATTAAATCAGGATCATCATTCGATACTAAATTATTTATAATATTGAATAGAATATCAGTGTTAATTCCCTTACGAACGGCACCACCAAAGGCTTCTTCTAGAAAAGATGAACCATATCCAGCAACACCATCAAGATCGATAATAATATGGCTGTCAATTTTTATGGCTGGCATTAGCACTTCCTCTCTAAACCATTCCCCACTATATTCTCCTAGTTTTATATAACGAGGGCCTGGAAATAGAGTAAAATCTCTAACATTAAGTTTTTGCATATAACCTTCTATATTATTTTACAGGGTACTGTATAGCCCATTGCACGACAGTTCCATTAAGCGAATAAAGTGATTCCTTAACCAAGTCAGGCTTATGTTTACCATTATACACATACATTCCACGATTTGAACGAATTATTAATTGACTATTAGGTGTTTTATCAATAAATGCTCTAATATCTCCACCTCCTTTACCTCTATATTCCAGTTCTGTACGAGTTTCTTTAATTAAAGTCGATGCTTTTATACACATGCTATCTTGAGTTGGTTTTCCAGATAATTGTAATCGTTGCCAAATTCTTTTTAGAAGAGATTCTTTTTGTGTTTTCTCTAATGTATTTGGTATTCCATGACCTAAATCGCAAATAAAAAGAGATAATTTACCTTCTAAAACAGCCATTAACATCCACCATCGTTTGATTGGAAAATGCCTTTTGGTTGGAATATTTGAGTCATAAGCATGTTCAACAGCATTCGCAATCGCTTCAAAATAGCTAGAGTAGATATCAGTAATCCCCATTTCTTTTAATTCTTTAAAAAGAGGTTCTGTAATTTTACCACTTGCAATATCACTTTGGATGAAGTGCCAACATTTTACATTTTCCTGGGAAGATGATGATGTATAGTTAAATCCGAGCAATTTATATAATCCTATATGACAGAACACTGCATCTACATCGTATGGAAGGTGTTTTCGATGGTCTGCTGGTTTTGATTTTGGTCTAACAACTTGAAATTTTAATGTCGGGTATTGGCATTTTATTGTATCAAGTACGGCTATTAATACACTGCAAGCTGGAGCATCAATAATAAAAGTATCTCGAAAACTTAACTTTAGCTGGCTTTTACTTTGAGCAGCCAATTTTGCTTTAGTTTCCAATTCTTCTTTGAAATGTACAAAGCTGTAACCAATTTCTCTTGTTAATAGAATTTTACTTGGAGCAATAACCTCAAATAAATTGAAACATTTATTGCGCATTATTTTATATTTAGGCTTGCCACCTTTAAGTCGATGACGTTTTTCCTTACTTTTTAAGTTACGAATAGTTCTTTGTTTAACGATAGATTTCCAAATTTGAAGATTCATTCTATTCCTCTGTTAACCAATAGCTATTTTTTCTACAATAAATGCAATGCTTTACCCATAAAACCCACTTTGCCTTACAAATAACTCCTATGCTCAACCGCTACGCCTATAATACGAATGTCTTGTTTCATTGAACTGAGAGTTGGGAAATCTTGATTTAATGGCACTAGCTCAAAATGTGGATTGCCTGATGGTGATAACTCTCCAAGTTCACGATAACGTTTTAAGGTCGCTTCGCCATTGCCATTTACTGCTGCAACAAAATCGCCAGGATGTGGGCGTTTTCTGACATCAATCAACACTAAATCCCCTTCGCTGAATTTAGGCTCCATAGACATTCCTGACACTCGTAAAAAAAACGCATTTGGACCTGCGTCAATTTCTGTATCAATATAGTCATAGCCTTCTGAGTCTCTAAAATCATAAGTTTCTGTCCACATACCAGCTTGAATAGAGCTAACAAGAGGATAAGCTCGAGATTTTTTTACAGAAGTTGGGGTTATATTTGGATCGAAATCCTCAATAGTACCATCACCATTTAAGATAACCTTATTCACTCCTGTTAGATTTATCATTTGAGCAACTTCATTTACATTAGGCATTCTTCTTCCTGTAAGCCAATGACCAATAGCTCCCTGAGTCTTCCCCATTGATTCTGCAATATCATCTTGTCTTAGATTTTGCTCTTGCATTTTTTCACGTACATATTGGTTCCATTGTTTTTTCATACTACACCCACCTGAACAAAAATTAACTAATTATTACTTACCGTATTAAATATTCAAAATACAAAAAGTATTTTGTTTTTGACTTTATAAAATACCTTATGTATTATTAATGCATTTTTAATACAGGAGCTAAAAATGAACAGAATTTCTGAGTTCAGAAAAGCTGCCAACCTTACTCAAGTCGAAATCGCTAAATTGATCAATAAAACTCAAGGTGCTTTTGGTCATTACGAAACTGGCTTGAGAGAGCCGTCACTTAGTACAGCAAAAAAGATTGTGCGAGTACTTAATGAACACGGTGTTGCTTGTTCTTTAGACGACGTTTTCCCTGTTGGCAGTTAATTTACCCAAAGGAGTGCGCAATGGCACGCAATGAATTAAGCAAGTCTGCAATGAAGATTGCGGACTTAATCAGACAGAAGGCATCAGAGACGAAAGATGCTCAAGCGGCAGAATATGTTGGGGTTGATGCCTCAACGATTTGCCGTTTCAAAGCAGAACATTTAGACAAATTCTGTGCTTACCTTGATTTTTTAGAATTGGAGGTATCAGAGAAAGGTTTGAATCGTTTGACAAACAGTGAACTGGATGCCCTCAAGCTATTTGCAGAGAAGGGCGTTCATGCTATTGGAAAATAAAAACCCACGCTGGAACGTGGGTATATCAAAGGGAGATAATGTTTATGAAAACAGAGTTATTATCTACTAATCAGAGAGAAAATGCAACCCTAACGATGAGTAGTCGGGAGATTGCGGATATTTGTGGAAAACGCCACGACCACGTGATGGCAGACATTCGCAAAATGCTAGATGAGCTGAATTTGAACGCTCCCGATTTTTCGGGAACGTTCAAAACGGCTCAGGGTAACGAATATCAATGCTTTTTCCTACCTAAGCGTGAAGTGATGATTTTAGTTTCAGGTTATCGAATTGACTTGCGAGCCAAAATTATCGATCGTTTGGAAGAGTTAGAAAATCAACAGAAATTACCGAGCAACTATCTTCAAGCTCTTAAGGCATTAGTTGAAAGTGAAGAAGAAAAGCAAACCTTGTTACTCGAAAACCAAACAATGAAACCGAAAGCGGATTTTGTCGATCACTATGTTGAAGTCGGCACGAGTAAATCCCTGCGTGAAACTGCCAAGATTTTAAATTTCCCTGAAAAGATGATGATTGAGTGTTTGTTGCGTGATCGTGTGTTGTATCGTCAATCTGGCAATCTATTGCCGTATCAAACCGTTCATTCAAAAGAGCTGTTTACTGTGAAAACAGGTACAGCAGAACACGGACATAATTTTACGCAAACCCGTGTTACTGGCAAAGGTATTGAGTGGATAGCACAACGTTATGCTTCGGAGTTAGGACTATGAGTAAATTTATTCCAAATTCATTTCAAGTGCCAAATGCGGTTGTTGATGAATTAATGAGCGTGTTAAGTGGGGCTGAATTTAAGTGTTATATGCTTGTTGTTAGGCAAACAACGGGCTGGAATAAGCAAAAAGATGCCGTTTCTATTTCTCAAATGATGGAAAAATGTAATTTAAGTAATCGTGGTGTCATTGATGCTTGTGACAAATTGGTGGAAATGGGGCTTTTAACTAAGTCTAAAGGGTATCGTGGAATGAATGTTTTTTCGGTTAATTTCGACAAAATTCCGACCTGTGAAGTAAGTTCACCTGTGAACTCAGCTCACTCGACCTGTGAAGTAAGTTCACAAGTACCTGTGAACTCAGCTCACACACAAAATACCACTAAACAAAATAACAATACCAAAAATAACACCCTAACGGGTGTTAACGCGTGCGAGAAAAAATCTGAAACGTTGATTTTGCTTGAGCAGTTTGGGATTACCGAACAACTGGCAAAAGATTTTATTGTTCATCGGAAGTCTTTCAAAGCTCCTATCACTGAAACTGCGTTGAAAGGTTTTCAGCGTGAGGCGGACAAAGCCAAAATTCCTATTCAACAAGCCATTGTGATTTCGATTGAGCGTGGTTGGCGTGGGTTCAATGCTGGTTGGGATTGGCAAAATGACGGAGTTTCTGCAAAAAATCCACAAAATCCGTCCGCTCGTAATACTTCCAAGCCATTTATCCCTGATGACGAAGGAAACTGGGCGGAAGGTATGTCTATCACGCTAAGGGGAAGTTAATGCAAAACGTGGCATCAATGAACTTGAAAAGCCTTGTCGGGCAAGAGCCAAATTACCAAGTGCCAGCAAAGACAACGGCAATTCCAGACGGTGCGATTAGAGCCGTTAATCAATTATTCATTCAGCTTCGGGCGATTTTTCCTGCGTGGAAGAATTCATTTCCTGATGCAGACAGTTACCGTGAAGCAAAACGGATTTGGCTTGAAACGTTGGTGAACGAAAAAATTACGACGATTGAGCAACTGCAAAACGGGATTGAGCGAGCGAAAAAATCTAAAAATCCATTCTGGCCAAGCGTAGGCGAGTTTGTGGAGTGGTGCAAAGCGGTGGACTACGAAGCGTTAGGTTTGCCTGATGAGGATAAACTTTACAAGCGGTTACAAGCGTTTATGGCGTTTGGTATGGAAGAAATCCAGCAGTTTAAGTTTGTCTCTACTGCGGAGTATTACTTGATTACCGATTTATATGTGCGTTGTCGGACTGGTGAATGGAGCGATAAGCAACTCAAAGATGAGATTAAAAAATCTCTCGTCAAGATGAGCAAGCGGTTAAAAACAGGGGAGGTTTTACCAGAACCCAAACTGGCATTACCTCAAGAAGTGAAAGCAGTCGATCGTGAAAAGGTGAGGGCTTTCTGGGGTGGTTTGTTGAAACAGGTTAGGGGGTTTTAGGTGAGTTTTGATAAAGATACTTGGCGGACACCATTGTATTTCATCAGATGGTTGCATAAACGCTTTAGATTTGAGGTTGATGGTTGTGCTAATGAGTGTAATGCTCTTTGTAATTGGTGGATTGGGAAAGAATTAGAGCCTACTGGTTTCAAAGAGGCAGTAGGAATTATTCACGATGATTTTACTGATGAGCGATTACCTGAAATTTTGAAGAAAGCAAATAATGGAAAAAGGTTCTCTATTTTTGTCAATCCACCTTACTCAAACGTTACGCCATTCATTCAACAGGCAAAACGCTTGCGTGATGAGGGTCATACGGTGGTGATGTTGCTCAATAACGATAAATCAACGCAATGGTATCAGAACCATATTCACAACGTGGCAAATGAAGTGATTGATATTATTGGTGGGCGAATTGCTTTTGTTCACCCTATCACAGGCAAGGAAATTAAAGGCAACAGTAAAGGGCAGATGGTCGTTGTGTTCGATCCAACAATGGAAGATTTTGTACAACGGTCGGTCAGTTTAGATTTTATTAAGAAGGTAGGTGGGTATGAGTGACGCTGCGATTGTTCTATTGGGTTATTTTTGTTTATCAGGATGGCTAGCTTATTTGGCGTTTAGAGCTTTTGGGTTTGATGATGACAAAAAGAAATGATTTTAAATGCCCCAAATGTGGCGGAGATCTAGAAGATTTAAGCATTAACGATGATTGGGGTTGGCACGTTGAAGAGCCTTATCGCTGTAACGGTCATTACGCAGGGTGATTCCCCAACATCAGCAAGGATTGTGCGATGAACAGAACGAAGTCTTGTGGGTATTTTACGAAAGAGCAGGTTAAGAAGTAAGGAGGTTGGTAGGTATGGAACAAAGGTTGGTAGGTATGGAGTATAAGCAAAAATACTTTCTACGCACTGAGCAAATCAAAAACAATGCCCTTGAATTTGTGAAAGCGTTGCCGATAGATGAGAAAAAGCCGTTAGTGATTGATGTGAAGCCTATTACTCGTAACCTTGAGCAAAATGCCAAATTCCACGCAATGTGCGGCGATATTGCCAGACAGGTGCAATTTAACGGCGAATGGCTACCGCCTGAAACGTGGAAGGTCATTTTAATTTCTGCCCACGCTGAAGCAACGAAAGAAGGCTCTTGTTTGGTCACAGGATTGGAAGGCGAATTAGTGAATATTCGTGAGAGTACGGCTCAAATGAGCGTAAAACGAATGGCAAGTTTAATCGAGTATGCAACTTCGTGGGGTGTTTCTAATGGGGTGCATTTTAATGACAGATGGAATTTTTGGGAGATGAAATAACCTACGCTTAGTGGTTAAGCGTAGGTGTAAGCGTTAAGCGGTTAAGATTTTATCCGCTGCGATTTTAGCTAAGAAGTTGCTACGGTTTTTATACTCTTTGTGAACCGCAACAAAATCATCAATGCGTTTGATGAGATAGCTAGGGAGGGTGATGTTGATTTTCTCTGCTTTGCCCATTAGGTGGGATAAATCGACATCAACCACACCGAAAAATACGTTATGACCGTCTAAATCAGGGTCGTTTTTGTGGTTTTCGATAGCGGTAGGCGTTGGAATTTCTCCCCCATCTTTGACGACAGATTCGAGATGAAGTGCTATAGCTTGTTTTACGTTGCTATAAGTTTCTTCTAGGGTATCTCCAGCAGAATAACAGCCGTCAATATCTGGGATAGCAACGACATAGCCGTCGGAAACTTGTTCAAAAATGAGTGGGTATAACATAAAAGCTCCTTATTGGTTAAACGTGGATAATGGGGGCTTTACAGCCCCGCTTGTTTTCTGATTTTCTTTTCGAGAAAGCCTAAGTCTTTTCTCGGGTGGGGAACAGTCACTTTGCCTGCTCCCTTTTGATTTTTCTTCTCAAAGTGGTGGTGGCTACCGACTATGCTATCTAGCTCCCAACCGTTCTTTTTGAGAAGTTTTATCATCGTTTCACTATCCACGTTTTCTCCTCTATTGGTTAATAGTTGTAGTTATTATAACCCTAAAATAAAAATAATCAAGCATTTTGTGGTTATTGTAGGTATTTTTTTTATGGTGAAAATCAATTTAAGAAAAGAAGCCAAAGGCAGAGAGTGCCAAGTACGCTTACCAGGTGTTTGTAATTTCAATGCTGAAACAAGTGTGCTGGCTCATTATCGAATGGCTGGGTTAAATGGTGTTGGGCAAAAGCCTGATGATATTATCGGTGCGTGGGCTTGCAGTAGTTGCCACGATGAATGCGATCGTAGAACTCGGAAATTGGAAACAGAGTTTGTGCGACACGCTCACGCTGAGGGTGTGTTCAGAACACAGGCAATTTTACGCAGAGAGGGAAAGTTATGAGCAGAGAATTAGAGATTGCGTTGCCATTTCCACCAAGCGTAAACCATTATTGGAGACATACCCGACAAGGTAAGCATTATATTAGCGACAAAGGTAAACGTTTTAGGGAATTGGCTCTATTGGCTTGTTTTGCTGAGTTGCCTTTTGATGGGCTTGTCGCTGTTGATGTTAGGGTGTATTTGCCAGATCGTCGAGATCGGGATTTAGATAACCTTTGGAAGGTGATTATGGATAGCCTTACTCACGCCAAAATACTGAAAGATGATAGCTGGAAATATGTTGTGAAAGAGAGTATTGAAGCAGTAGGCGAAGTCAGGATAAATGATAAAGGTGAGCCTGAATTTATTCCTGAAATTATGAAAGATGGTCGAGTTGTGGTGAAGATTAAGGAGTTGAAATGATTAGACTACATATCAGCATTGACGATATTCTACACGTTTGGGTCCGTCGTTGGGCTTCTCATCGTGGGTATCGTGGTTATCCATCATTACAATCTTTTATGCGTGAATCTAAAGTGGTTATCACTCGATATTCGATTTGTAATCTTGCAGAAGAAGCTTATATTAAGCTAGATGAAGCTGTGATGACGTTACACGATTTGAATTTGGAAGCCTATCAGGTGCTAATGGCGGTGTTTTTACAAGGGCAGGATAAGAAGAATATTTGTCTTGAAATGCAGATCTCACCGAGAACCTATGACAACCGTTTACGCACCGCACGAGATTTTATGGAAGGAGCGGTATTTGGTTCGGGGTTGATTAGACTGAAGTTTTAGGCGTATTGCTACGCCTTATTTTGTTCTGCAAACAGCTTAATGCCTTGAGTAACAATTTGCGTTTTAGACAGCCCTGATTGTTCAGAGAGTTCGGTTAGTAAAGAGATCACTTCTTCGTGGAGTTTAAAGCCAACCATACGCACCCCACGTTTTTTATCGCTTTTCTCTTGAATTTCTTTTTTTGTTAGTGCCATTTTCGCTACCTTTGGTTGATTTTTAAAACTGAAGTTGTTATATTAGGAGCCGTTGGGGGACACTCTCACATATCCCCCGCAGGGTTATCTATTAACTAGTAAGCGTAATTGCTTACCACCAACAAGATAACTAGGATGATTAGCTTCCAAGGCATATCCTAGCTCCTTTTTTGAGACCGCTCACCAGAAGGGCGGTTTCTTCATTTTTAGCCCTTGCTAAAAACAAAGTTATTATAGTTTAAACTATATTTAATTGCAATAGTAAAAACTACATTATTTTATTTGACAACCCCAAAACTTCAGAGTAGTATTTACCCCAAAGGTGTCGAAACCTACACGGCGGTTAGTCCGCAAAACCTAAAATCCTTTGCGGTTTTTTTATATCTAAAAATTGTACTCTTTTGTTTGTTGCCAGCAAATCATAAGAGATTTAGATGTTGAAAAGGTAAAATTTATTTCAATGATCGAGTGGGCGACTAATACAATACCGAAAGGGAATACGTCCAGCCTGCCGTAGGCTTTCGAACCACTCGATCACCCTATTCACTAGGGTAAATCTTAATTTCGAAAATTAACGGAGTGACTTATGTCAAATCAAATCTCTACTCAAACAATCTCTTTCAACAACCAAGCCTTAATTACATTCGAGCAAAACGGTACACGTTACACTGCTATGAAGCCAATCTGTGAAAATATTGGTTTAGCTTGGGAACCACAATTATTAAGAATGAAGCGTGATGATATTCTTAGTTCAACTATGATCATCACGATCATAGTTGCTGAAGATGGAAAAAATAGAGAAATGGTCTGCTTACCAATCGAATATCTTAATGGTTGGTTATTCGGCATTGATATTAAACGCTGTAAACCTGAAATTCGTGAAACGTTGATCAAATACAAAAAAGAATGTTATCAAGCATTACACGATTACTGGTTTAATGGAAAAGCCGAACGCAAAACAACCACAGACGAACGCACAGGCTTACGACAAGCAGTCAGTGCTTTAGTCAGTAAAAAAGGTTTAATCTATTCCGATGCCTACTCACTTATTCATCAGCGTTTCAATGTTGAGCATATTGACGAGCTAACCCCTGAACAAGTCGGAATGGCGGTGGAGTATGTTCACAAAATTTATCTTGAAGGCGAGTTGATTATTGATGAGCCTAAGAAAGAGAAACTATACGAAATAGACCGCAAACAAGCCTTACGATTAGTGAGCTTATGGTTCTCTCTATACAACAGCTTAGATTTACTTGCAAAAGTCCATAAGCCCCTTGAAATGTTAGGTTCGTATTATGGTACTGTGGCATATACCCACGCCACAGAATATCAAACAGCATTAAGTGTGTTCAAACGATTATTTGAACCGATGTATGACAAGATTGAAGTCGATCCTTATCACGATGCACATTATTTCAAAGCACTAAAAACCTTGAGAGAATACGAACCAAGGGGATTAGGTGCATTAGTTAAAATTTAATTGCAAACTTTTAACCAAAACCGACCGCTTGCGACCTAGCGTTGCAAGTGGTTTTTGTGTTTCAAAAAAATAATGCGTTTAATCGCTCAAAAAGTGATTGACATCGTGCGAGAAAAGTAGTACATTTCAGCTATGCTTGCAACTCGTACAAGCGAGAGAAAGCGAAATGATTTTACAGCCCTGATCGGAAACGGTCGGGGCTTTTTGTTTGGGGGAAGGGATGGAAATTACATTAGGCGATAAAATTAAAATCAATGGCGAAGAAGTGCCAGAGTATTTGCTCAAGGCACTTCGAGATAATGTCAATGTTTTATATCCTCCAAGTCCATTTGAGTGTAATGGTAAAATTATCGCTTCTAGTATAGATGTGAATAAATTCAACGTTTTACAAAGCCATATTCAGCCGAGTGTTTGACACAAGGGTACAGTAATTCAACAATTTTATGCGTTAGCTCTTCATTGCGAGCATTCATAAAAGCGTGAACTAATTCTTCTAAATATGCCCCTACTTGAGATTCATAAGAAAGAGTAGATGATTCTACTACATTAAGATAGATGAAATTTCTTATGTGAAGATGTAGTGCTGGTTGTGGGATGTAGTATGAAAAAGGTATTCCATCAATGTCAACTTGCATTTGTCTCGAACCAAAAATTAAAACTACCTTTTTGTTAATGTGGCAGTGAGAGTTTATAATATCTACAGCTGTTATAAACGCCTTAATTGCTGTTTGATATTGTTCATTATCTTCAAACTCCATTGATTCTATTTCAAAAAATGATCTTATAGGATATGGAATAGAATTAATAATTGTATTATGGTCAATCATTTTAAACCTCTGCTAGTTTATTTGTTGGGGAACAATATTCTAGCAGATTTTTTAACCAAGCTCAGTCTTTACGGACTGGGCTTTTTTATTGCCTGAAACGAGGGCTAAGGTATGAAAAATGCTATGAGAGATGCAGGAATGCAGAGCTATGCATGGACTGGGCTTACAGGTTGGTTAGCATGGTTAGGCGATCAACAAAATTTAATGTTCATTAGTTTGGCTCTAGGGATTATTACAGCGTTAGTTAATATGTACTCAAAATGCCGAGAAGGGAAAATAAAAAGACGCCAAGAAGAAAGAGCTGAAGAAAAGCATAAAGCAGAGATGCGCCACCTTGAAGAAATGCATCAGATACGTAAACAACAACTCTCAAGGGGATTAAGATATGAGCCGAATAAAAACATTAAGTAAAGTTGGCGGTGGGGTTTGTGCTGTCAGTGCCATTATTGCGGTATTAAATACAGATTTTCACGGTCAATTTCGTACAAGTCAGCAAGGGCTTGAGATTATCGGCGATGCAGAAGGTTGTAAACGTGAGCCTTATTTGTGTCCTGCAAATGTGCTTACTGTTGGTATTGGTTCAACGGAAGCGTCAAGCGGTAAGATTGAAAGAAAAGTTTACACGGACAAAGAGATTGCGGAGCGTTGGTTGGTCGATATTCAGCACGCAGAAAAATGTGTGAACCGTTACGCAAATGGTGGTGATATTCCGCAATCGGTGTTTGATGTTGCTACTTCGCTGACGTTTAATGCTGGGTGTGGCACCGTGAGTAAATCTACGTTCTTTCGTAAAATCAAATCAGGCGATTATATCGGTGCGTGTAATGAGTTGCCTAAGTGGGTTTATTCAGGTGGCAAGAAGTTACGAGGGTTAGAAATCCGTCGTGAGAAAGAGAAGGCGTTATGTTTAGCTGGGTTAATAAAATCTTAATGGCATTGATTTTGGGCTTGTGTGCGTGGTTGTGGGGTCAGTCACAGAGGATAAGTGCATTAACAGCCGAGAACCAGACGCAAGCCCAAACCATTGAGCAACAGCAAGAAGCAAACAATAAGCTGACAATGCAACTGCAACAAGAGCGACAAGCGGTGGAATATCAGCAAAGTATTGCAAATAAACTACGAAAGCAGGTGGAGCAGAGTAATGAACAGATTAAATCTATTTTACAGAAAGAGCCGTGTGGCGTTACTGCTTTGCCTCGTTCTGTTGTCGATGAGCTTAAGCGGTTGCACAGCAAAGACAAAGATTGAGTATTTATATCCACCGCAAGCCTTTTTAGTGCAGTGTGAGCGGTCAGAATTTAGTGGCACGACCTATGGTGATGCTATCGAGTATCTCGTTAAGGTGATGGGAGAGCGTGACTTGTGTGCGGGTCAGATTGATAGCATTAGAGAGTGGCAAGCACGAACTAAGCAAGGGTTTAAATAGCTGATTAATGTTTGTGTCACGATAAAGAGCGGTCAGATGATCGCTCTTTTATTTTGTGTAAATTAAATGCTACATAATTTGCGTATGGTTTTGGGGTTGTTGGATAAATTCCCGAGAAAATACGCAAGTGATGTAAATCAAATACAACAAAATCTAAAAATAAAAAGGTACTCCCGACGGGGTGGGGCTTTCCACGGGGTTGCGGGCGCGCGGTTTTCGGCAGTTTTTTGGGTTTCTAGGCATCATCATCTTTCATTTTAATTTCGCACTTTAGGTGCGATTTTTGTTTTAGGCGGTTTGAAGGTTTTAGCGAAATGGAAAATTTACACGAACTAAAATTAAATATAAATCAGATCGCCGAAGTCACGGGATTACATAGGCAGACAGTATCTCAACGAGTAGCTGGATTAACACCTTCTTTGGGTAGTAATAGCAAATTAAAACTCTATTCCTTGCGCGATCTCATTTTGACAGGCTTAACAGAAAAAATGTCGGCAGATGTTGATAGTTTAAGTCCTAATGATCGTCGTGCTTTTTGGCAAGCTGAAAATGAACGCTTGAAGTACGAGCGAGAAACTCGAGAGCTCATTCCAGCTTTTGAAGTATCGCAAGAAATGAGTATTTTAGCAAAAGCCGTGGTGCAAACTCTTGAAACTCTCCCTGATATTTTAGAGCGAGATTGTGGGTTACAACCAAAAGATCTCATTCGAGTGCAACAAGTGATTGATGACATTCGAGATCAAATGGCACTACATATTCAACAGACGAGCGAGGATGAATAATGTTTGCAAGTGCAAAAGAAATTCGTTGTGATATTGCAAATGCCATTAAAGCACCGCGCCGAATGAAAGTATCCGAAGCTGTTGCAGAATATATGAGAGTGCCTGTTGGTGGTGGAAACTCTGTAAAATGGGATAAGCACACAGCCGCCTATATGCTTGAGCCGATGAACTGTTTAAACAGCCGTGAATATGATGCAGTTGTCTTTGTTGGCCCTGCCCGAACAGGGAAAACCATAGGCTTAATTGACGGTTGGATCACTTATTCCATCATTTGCGACCCTTCCGACTTCTTACTGGTGCAACTCACCCAAGAAAAAGCCAGCGAACACAGCCGAAAAAGATTAGATCGCACTTTCCGCTGTTCGCCTGAAATTGCGAAACGGCTCAGCCCACGCAAAAATGACAACAACGTTCACGACAAATACTTCAGAGCGGGCAACTTGCTCAAAATCGGTTGGCCGTCAATCAACGTACTGTCATCTTCCGATTACAAATATGTTGCACTAACAGATTACGACCGTTGGCCCGATGATATTGACGGCGAAGGGGACGGTTTTTCCCTAGCGTCTAAGCGTACAACCACCTTTATGTCTGCCGGAATGACACTGGTTGAAAGCTCCCCTGGTAAAGACATTGTAGATATTAAACACGTCCCGAAAAGTAGCCACGAAGCACCACCAACAACCGGCATATTAAGCCTCTACAACCGAGGCGACCGCCGTCGTTTTTACTGGCAATGCCCTGAATGTTCAGAATATTTTGAACCATCAATGGCAAATATGGTGGATTTCAGGGACGAACCTGATTTTGTGACCGCGAGTGAAAAGGCACGACTACAATGCCCACACTGCTTACACAAAATTCCGCCTGAAATGAAACGAGAGCTAAACATCAATGGTGTATGGTTGAAAGAAGGGCAAAAAATTGATGCAAGCGGTCAGATTTTGGGAAATGGTCGCAAATCACGCATTGCTTCCTTTTGGTTAGAAGGACCTGCTGCAGCTTATCAAACGTGGGCTCAGCTAACTTATAAACTACTTACTGCGGAACAAGAATATGATTTAACAGGTAGTGAAGAAACCTTAAAAGCGGTTATTAACACCGACTGGGGATTGCCCTATTTGCCCCGTTCTGCTTTGGAACAACGCCGAGCAGATGAACTAATGGAACGCAGAGAAGAACTCAAAGAGAAAACCGTACCACCACAGTGTCGCTTCTTAATTGCTGCCGTGGACGTACAGGGCGGACGAAACCGCCGCTTTGTGGTACAAATTGTCGGCTATGGTGAAAATGGTGAACGCTGGCTGATTGACCGCTACAACATCTCGCACACATTACCAGATGAAGACGGAGTTGTTGAAAAAATCGATCCACGTTTACCTGATGATTGGCATATTCTGATCAGCGATGTACTTGAAAAACAGTACCCATTATCAACCCACGACAACCGCCTAATGCCGATTTTAGCAATGGCGGTAGATAGTGGGGGTGAAGAGGGGGTAACCGACAATGCTTATAAATTTTGGCGAAAATGTCGCCGAGATGGATTAGCGAAAAAGGTCTATTTGGTTAAGGGCGACAGCACCAAACGGCAAAAGCTGATCACAAAAAGTTATCCTGACAACACAACACGAAGCGACCGACACTCATCTGCTCGAGGAGATGTTCCCCTATATTTACTCCAAACAGACCAACTCAAAGACCGTATCAGCAATGCACTTGCGAAAACCAGTCAAGGTTCGAATTACATTCACTTTCCAGATTGGATAGGACAATGGTTTTTTGATGAACTGGTTTACGAAGAGCGAGGAGCTGACGGCAAATGGTTCAAACCAGGTAAAGGCAATAACGAAGCCTTAGACTTATTTTGTTACGCTCACGCTATTGCGATACTAAGAGGGTATGAGCGGATTAAATGGGGAGATGAACGCAATATACCCGAATGGGCAAGATTGCCTGAACTAAATCCGAATATTATTAACCTTGAAGCCCCGCACAACGAACAGGCACAAGCGGTCAGCGTTGAAGAAAAGTTCACACCGCTTATCCCAAATACTCAGCCTGAAAAGCCAAAATCCACGACACAACAACGTTGGTTAAGTGGTGGCGTACGAAAAACAGGAGGCTGGCTTTAATTCCAGAACAGCTTTAAATCGTGAGTTTTGAGCCTGTAATAAGGTAGGATTGTTGCGGTAATACAACCCGATCAGAAATGGTCGGTTTTTTTATTGCCTGTAAGATAGAGATGTACACTCGACAAGTAGCGTTTGTGTCTCCCACTCGCTATTTCTTACAGGTTTCTTTTTAGTGGGAATAAACTAGGAGACATTTATGCAAGCATTAAAAGCGAAATTTTTATTTACAGCTAACCGTTGGGGGAACAATGCGATTAGACCAAATCCAACAGATGATCGACAAATATGTCGAAGCCGAATTAGCGGTATTAGAGGGAAAAAGTATCACCTTTAATGGGCGTAATGTCACCCGCGAAAACCTTGCAGAAATCCGTAAAGGTCGGGAGTATTGGGAAGAACGTTTAAGCAAAGTACAACGCCAACAAGCACATCAAAATGCTGGCGGACGTTTTAAATTGGCGAGGTTTTAAATGAATTTATTTGAGAAAACCATTGCTAAAATCTCACCCAAATGGGCAGCAGAAAGAGCAAAACACCGACTGGTACTTAATGCGTATGAAGCAGCGAAGCCTAGCCGATTGCATAAAGCCATTCGAGAAAATCAAGGTGCAAATACTGCAGTTAGACAAAGTGCGGTCAGTCTGCGTGAACAAGCAAGAGCATTAGACCAAAATCACGATATTGTGATCGGCATTTTGGATAAATTAGAAGAACGTGTGATTGGCTCGAAAGGTATTTATGTTGAACCACAACCCCTTGATTTCGCTGGCAATGTGAATGAATCCTTAGCAAATGATATTCGTCGCAAATGGGCAGAATGGTCTATAAGACCTGAAGTGACAGGGCGTTTCACTCGTCCACAACTTGAACGAATGTTACTGCGGACTTGGTTGCGAGATGGCGAAGTCTTTGTCCATCTTGTATTAGGTAAAGTGACTGGTTTGAAACACGCTACGTCTATTCCTTTTTCTTTAGAAGCCTTAGAGCCTGATTTTGTTCCGATGAATAGCAATGAACAAGATCAGAATTTAGTACAAGGGATTTATCTCAACGCATGGCGAAAACCAACGGGTTATCAAGTCTATTTTGATAATCCACAAGAAGATAACCGCACTTATGGACGAGTAAAAACCGTGCCTGCGGAAAATATGCTTCATCTTGCGTTAGTAAAACGAATACATCAATTGCGGGGCGTTTCACTTTTTCACGGTGTAATTGTTCGCCTTGCCGATTTGAAAGATTATGAAGAAAGCGAACGTGTTGCCGCACGAATTGCTGCAGCCTTAACGATGTACATCAAAAAAGGCGACCCTGCGTTGTTCGATCCTGATGATGTCAGTCAAGGAAATCGTTATTTTGATATTGCACCAGGACAAGTCGTGGACGATTTAAAACCAGGGGAAGATATTGGGCTGATCAATTCTAATCGTCCAAATACTAACCTAGAGAGTTTTCGAAATGGGCAACTTCGGGCTACGGCCGCAGGGACACGCTCAAGTTATTCCAGCATTGCCAGAGATTACAACGGTACTTACTCAAGCCAACGCCAAGAGCTAGTGGAAAGTTTTGAAGGCTATGCGGTACTGCAAGATCATTTCGTTGCCAGTATATCACGCCCGATTTACCGAGAATGGCTCAGAATGGCGATAGCATCAGGGGAAATTGAAATTAGCCCTGATATTGATCTGAACAGTGTCTATAACGCCGTGTATTCAGGCCCTGTGATGCCGTGGATTGATCCTGTGAAAGAAACGGAAGCGTGGAGACGTCGAATTGTTGGTGGGCTATCTACTGAAAGCGAAGCAATCCGAGCCAGTGGCAACAATCCTGCCGAAGTGAAACGCCGACGAATTGTGGAAGTGGAAGAAAACCGTAAGCACGGGTTGAAATTTGATACCGATTTAACGAATACGCAAGTTCACACTGAAAATGTAGTAACGGAAAAGACAGAAGAACCAAACTAAAAACAAACCCCGAAGCGTTTGCAGCACTTCGGGGTTTTTATATCCACTTATAGTACTAAGGGGACATAAATTTACATTAACAATAAACGATTTACCTTGCGATTTCTAGGAGTATTTCTAATGGAAACATTAAATATCAGCGGAACAGAATTACGCAAAACGATGTGGGCGGTAGTGCTGGGTATCGCATTACTTAAATTAACAGATGCGGTACTTGCGTTGTTACCGCTTTTTATTCGATAGGTGATAACAAATGAGCTGGTATCAAATCAAAGCCAAATCAAAAGAGAAAGCCGAAATTTCCATTATGGACGAAATTGGCGGTTGGGGTATCTCCGCACAACAATTTGCGAAAGATCTCAAAAATCTAGGCGACCTCAAGCATATTGACTTACATATTCATTCCCCTGGGGGAAGTGTGTTTGACGGCATTGCTATTTACAATCTATTAAAAAATCACCCAGCCAGTAAGACCGTCTATATTGACGGTCTTGCTGCATCTATGGCCTCTGTTATTGCAATGGTTGGTGACCCAGTGATTATGCCTAAAAATGCAATGATGATGATCCATAAACCTTGGGGTATTCAAGGCGGTGATGCGGAAGATATGCGTAAATATGCCGATCTTCTCGACAAAATCGAAAATACCCTTATTCCTGCGTATGCAGAAAAAACAGGGAAATCCCCAGAAGAACTGGCAGAAATGCTAAAAGAAGAAACGTGGCTCACAGGCGAAGAGTGTGTAGAGCAAGGTTTCGCAGACAAACTCGCCGAGCCTGTTAAGGCAATGGCTTCAATTACCTCTCAACGAATGAAGGAGTTTAAATCTATGCCAAATGCATTAAAAACCTTACTTGAGCCAAAAGCCCAAGCGAAAACAACAGTAGAACCGCAAGCGGTTGTTTCTGAACAGACCTTTACTAAAGAAGAACCAAAAACTCAAACGGAGCAACCTAAAGCACAAGTGCCACAATCCGATCCGTTAGCAACATTAGCGGAACGTAACGCCAAAATTAAAGCGACTTTTGCTAACTTCGGCGGACGTTTTGACAGCTTAATGGCGGAGTGTTTAGGTGATTTAACAATGAGTGCTGAACAAGCTAAAGATCGCTTATTGGCTGAATTAGGTAAAGACACTCAACCGCTTGCTAACACCCATATTCATGTGTCAAACGGTAATATCGTGGGTGACAGTATGAAAGCTGCGTTAATTCATCGTGGCGGTGGCGAAAAAGCGGAAAAAGACAACCCATACGCAGGAATGACCTTGCGTGAAATGGCTCGTGCGTCTTTGGTCGATCGTGGTGTGGGTTTAAGTGGTATGAACGCAATGCAAATTGTCGGACAAGCTTTTACCCATTCAAGTAGCGATTTTGGCTCTATTTTGCTTGATGTAGCCCATAAATCCATCATTAAAGGCTGGCAAGAACACGTTGAAGATTTTGATAAGTTCACCACAAAAGGCACATTAACAGACTTCCGTCCTGCTCATCGTGTGGGAATGGGGAGCTTCGATCAGCTTGATTTATTACCTGAAGGGGCAGAATACACCTACGCCACCTTAACCGACACGCAAACCCAAATTGCGTTAGCGACTTACGGTAAAGCATTCAGTATCACTCGCCAAGCGATTATCAATGACGATATGGGAATGCTTACCAAAATTCCATACAAATTAGGTCAAGCGGCAAAAGCAACCATTGCGAATTTGATTTTTGCGACCATTACAGGCAACGGTAAATTAGCCGACGGTAAGCCATTGTTTGATAAAGCTCACGGCAACTTACTGGATAATGGTGCATTTGGTTTAAATACATTAGATAAAGCGATCCAAATGATGAACGCTCACAAATCCTTTGACGGCAAAACGCAGTTATTGATTGAACCAGATTATTTGTTAGTTCCGACCGCACTTCATACTCGGGCAAAACAAATCTTAGGGTCAAGTTCTGTTGAAGGTGCAGATGCAAACTCAGGCATTATCAATCCATTGCAAAACATTGTACCGATTGCGAAATCGCAACGCTTACAAGCAGTCAGTCCGACGGATTGGTATCTCATCAATAAAGAAGCAATTGAAGTTTCTTACCTTGACGGCGTAGAAACCCCATTCATCGACCAAATGGAAGGCTTTAACACCGACGGTATTGCAACCAAAGTGCGTATTGATGCAGGTGTTAATGTCATTGATTACCGTGGCTTGTTAAAAGCAACAGCGTAGAAAAAAGCCTCGAGTTACCTGAATAACTCGGGGCTTTAACAGCTTTTATCAGAGCTATCACAAATTTTATCTCAATTATTTATTAACAAGGGGCTTTTTATGGCAACGAATTTTATTGAAGTAGGCGAAGCAATCAAAATCAAAGCGAAAACCGCAATCAAAGGTGGTGAATTAGTTATGACAGGTGATTTAGCTGGGATTGCTATTGCAGATATTGCCAAAGACGAGATCGGGGCATTGTCTGTGATCGGAGTATGGCAAGTTAAAGCAAAAAGCGATGAAGCGATTGCTCAAGGTGACAAACTTTACTGGGATACTTCTGCAAAAGAAGCGACCAAGACAGCAGGCTCACATAAATATATCGGTATTGCGTGGTCAGACTCGCCGAATTTAACGGCAGTAGTGACGGTGAAACTCAATGCCTAGCTTATTCGAACAAGCCTTTGCTAAAGCGGATAGCGTGATTGAACGTACAATGATGTCGGAATGGCTGATTAACGGCAAGCCATATCCAGCCACCTATGACGAAGCCCCTCATATTATGGAGGGGCTTCACGTTTCGGACGAACAAGCCTTAAACGGCACATTACGCACACTCACACTGTTTCGCTCATCAGGCTATAAACCACGGTTAGATCACAAAGTGGTACAAGGTGAGAAAAAATACCTTGTCAAATCTTACCATTTTGTCGATCAGATGATTGTATTACAGTTGGAGTAATCAATGGGTGTCAAGATAACGGGATTAAAAGAGTTGGAAGCAAATATCCAACAGCTTGTCAGACAAAAAATACCGACTGCGACAGCGAAGGCGATTAAGACCGTGGGCAAACAAGCGATGCGAAAAGCAACAAAGTCTGTGGCTCAACAGATTGGCGTACCTGTCAAAACGGTGCGTGGACGAGCCAAAATGACCAAAGAGCCGACCAAACAAAGCCCCAAAGCCATTATCCGAGTAAACCGCACTCATTTGCCATTAATTCGGGTATTGGAAGGGAAACGTAATCGGATTGTTGCAAGCCCGGGTGTGTTGCGTGTTGGTCGTCATTCTGTCGCTAGAGGTTTTAAGCAAACCTTAAAAAACGGACGTACGCATATTATGTTTCGCCAAGGTAAACAACGCTACGGTATTGATGTGGCGAAAGTCCCGTTATCTACACCGCTTACTCAAGCGTTTAATCAGGAATTGTCTCAATATCCTGAGCAAATGAAACAAGAGCTGATCAACCAACTGACCTTTGTCTTTAGGAGAAAATAATGCGTATCCACACTCAAATCCGCTCTGAAGTTGTTGAATTGTTGGAACAACAGATTAGAGATGTAGAGCATTACTACAACGGCAGACCAACGTTTATCGATATTGACGAAGAGCAAAAAGCGATAGCCGTCTTTTTAGATGAGGCTTACTGCGACGGCATTACAAATTGCGATGAGCAGTGGCAAGCACAGCTCAATATCGCCATTTATATAAAGTCTATCGACAATGGCGAAAGTGAATTAGATGAGATCGCCCAACAAATTGCCGAGGTGATGCAAACCACACAATCAGGCACAGGGTTTGAACATATCGACAACCTTGAGCTATCTCAATACAGCTACGAACAAGACCAGCAACAGCGGACTTGGTACGTTGCAAACCTTATTTTTAACATTGAATATCAACGAGAAGGAGTGTAATTATGGCGGGAAAAACCACCAAATTCCAAGGCACGAAGTTTTATATTGGCACAGGTGTCGAAGAGCAAAAGAATATCACAGCGTGTACCGTTACCCAGAACGCAACTATCACTGTTGCCTCAAACGGTTTCAAGGCTGGTGATGCGATTACGATCACGGGTTTAGGAAGTTTAGACGGCACTTATCCGATTAAATCCGTCGATAACGGCTCACCTGGGGTTATCACCTTAGCTGATGAGGTAGATTGGACTGCTCAAGATAAACCGACAGTCTTTGCACAAGCTAAAGTCGCTCGAGTAAAGTGGTCAGATAATTTCTGTGCGATCAAAAACATTGAACGTTCAGAAGATACCTTAACGGAAGAAGATGTTACCACAATGTGCGATGAAGGGACGGTTACTGAACCTGGTGAAATTGAATTTGGTTCAACCAAATTAACGTTCTATGCGAAACCTTCAACGGCAATGCAATCACTTTTGCGTAAGAAGTTTTTTGCCAAACAAAGCTTTCCGTACAAACTGATTTTCACCAACAATCAAGGCACAATGTACGGCACTGGCTTTGTTCAATCTGGTAACAACTACTCAGGCGAAGTGAAAGGTAACTTTGAAAGCGGTGCAACCATTAAGCACACCAAACGGGATTATCATTTGCCGGTGACTGCATAATTGCAGATTTTTCATCAAAACAGACCGCTTGTAACCAAGCGGTTTGCCTTTTTAAATGAGGTATACAATGACTATCGGAACTCGTGAATTATTATTGGCGGAAAATAAGCCAAAACTGAAAAAAATTAAAATCGGTAATGCCGAATACTTTATCCGTGAATTTAGTGTTGGCGATATGAATCGCAGCTTGTACGGACAACAAAAAGTATTATGTGAATTGGCGGAAAGCCAAGGAATTGAATTAAATTATGATGATCCTGCAGGGCAAGATCGCATCTTTCTCAAATTTATGATCTAATACACCTTAATTATCCATATCAAATCAGGTTGTAAAATGAGCGTTTTTCGTTTTTTTGAAAATTTATCCGACCCACGAGCCTATAATCAAAAATACCACTTTTTAGACATCGTTTTTCTCGTCGTCAGTGCCGTGATTTCGGGGGCAAACAGCTGGACTGAAATCAAACTTTTTGGCGAATTACATTTGGATTGGTTGCGAAAATATCGTCCTTTTGAGTGTGGTATTCCTGTCGATGATACTATCGCTCGTGTAATAAAACGCATTGAGCCACAAGCGTTT